GTCCTAGTGTAGACGCGGGCTGGAAAGCTAATCTTGAAAAGTTCAACCGTGCCGACCCCGAACAATGGGCGCAAGCAATGGCTTTTCAAATCTTGCGCTATAACACAGACGGTTTCCATCGTTGGTTTGATAGCGGCGATTTGCAATCGGTTGATATGCTGGACGCTATCGTGCAAGTCTGCCGTATGACCCCGAAGATCAAACATTGGCTACCAACTCAGGAACGCGCAATCGTCACGGCCTATGGCGAATTGCCGGAAAACCTGGTCATTCGGGTTTCAGCTAGCAAGCTCGACGGCGCATTGCCCAAGGGCGCGGAACATGGTTCGCAAGTCTTTACGAAAGACAACGCGCCCAAGGGCTTAGAGTGCAAGGCGCGAACCCGTGGCAATGCTTGCGGACCGTGCCGCGCATGTTGGGACAAATCGGTTGCGTTTATCTCATACCCGAAGCACTAGATTGCAAAAACTAGGGCAAGGCGTTACGCTTTGCCCTATCTTGTGCAATCTTGAAACAGAAGGGAAAACTCAGCGCATGAATATATTCTATCTGGACAAGTGTCCTGTCAATGCGGCCACAATGCAATGCGACAAACATGTTGTCAAAATGATCCTCGAAACCGCTCAGTTGCTATCCACCGCGCACCGCGTGCTAGACGGCGATGAACACGCTGACACCATGGGCCTGTATAAAGCAACCCATAAGAACCACCCTAGCGCGGTATGGGTACGCTCAGGCGCATTGAACTACATTTGGACCGCCAGGCACCTAAACGCACTCTGCAGCGAATATACCAACCGATACGGCAAAGTTCACAAAACAGAACGACTGCTGACAAAATTGGCACTATTGCCCCATAACATCGAAAGAGCCGTTGAGATGTACGAGCCGCCTATGTGTATGCCGGAACACTACAAAGACGAAACCTGCGCGGTTACCGCCTATCGGAACTACTACAAGGGAGACAAAGCCTACATGTGCAAGTGGAACAAATGTGCCAACTCTGGCCCTGAGTGGTTCTATGATTGAGATTATCATTTGCACCATCATTGTCACCATTGTATACTTAGCACTCGATCAACTGCTAACAATCTTGTGGAGAGAGGACGACTAAATGAAACACCAATGCCAACATTGCTTCAAAACTGCTACCATTAAGACAAAGGGCAGCCTACTATGCGCTGTCTGCTGGATGCTGAGGGAGGCCAGACGATGAAAACCTGCACACGTTGCCAGACAACTCTGGAATATATCATCACAATTGACTACTTTGACCACTACTATTGCCAAGGTTGTAACAGAGAAGTATATTACAACTGTGACGTAGTGACACACAAAGAGAAACTAACGGAGACATACGGCGAATGACCACCAAGATCGACATAGTAGACGAGATGAGCCTGTGGTTCACCTTGGTCAATAAAGGGCTAGACCCAGAGACTGTTAAATTCTACCAAGAACTAGCAGACATAAACGGTAAATCTTCGTCTCTCTACTACCTCATAGAGGCCATCGAGGGCTTTAAAGATTTTTTGTCCCAGGAGCCAGATGTCTACGAGTGGAAAGAAGAGGAATTTTTTTTCCAATAGGTGCTTGACAGCCTCAGAAACCAGTGTATAATAACACTATTGTTACACAGTTGAGAACACAACTGAGAACACAATAGAGATTAAACACTCTTAGTATCAATATTGTTCACTTAGGGAACCAGAATGAACATCGAACTAGACATAGCAGAGGAGAGCCTAGACGACATTGTCTGCACTTCTCTCAAGAAGTTTATCAGGAGTGGCTACGTGGAGGACAAGAAGCTTCTCAAGGCCATGAAGAGAGTGCTTAAGTTCTACAGTGTCCACGAGGACTACGTGGATTTCATCAATGACCTGAAAGGAAACAAGATATGAAAATGAGCCAAAGCCAGAAAATCCTCAAACACCTGAGCAGCGGGAGGAGCTTGTCTCCCCTGCAAGCCCTAGGCCTCTTCGGGTGTTACCGCTTGGCGAGTCGCATCCATGACCTCAAGCGTGCCGGTCACCAGATCGAGACCATTATCAAGAGTGACGATCAGGGCCGCACCTATGCCAGCTATGTCCTGAAGCATGACGAAGCTGCGTAGAGCGTGGCACTACTGGTGCAAAGCTATCGGTCAGAAGGCGTTCCAGGATGACCTTCGGGCCGATAGAGTTGCGCTAATCAGGACAGCATGGATTGTCTTGCACATTGTAACCTGTTTGTTCATAATTGTTCACAACGGGTACAAAATGAACCTTTGGAGTATTTAGCATGAGGTGCGCGATATGTGACATAGTACTGCCGGTACTGAGCAAAGACGACATCTGCAACGTATGCAACTGGCATATCAAGGACGCACTGGGACAAACAGACCCAACTGCTCCCGCTATAGAAGAGGAAAACGTAAATGATCTTATCACACATAATGGCAATGTTTCTATCGAAGGCAATCAAGATTGAACAAAATCTGACAGCCCCCAGAAACCCGAAGGACAACTGAGAACATGGACAGAAACGAATGTTTAGAAACTGCAAAAGCACTGATCAACGGTGACCGTGCTGCAGACTACGGCTCTGCCTACGAGAACCACAACAGGATAGCGTCTCTCTGGTCCCGCTATGTCTCAGCCAAGGTAAATCTTCAGGTTCAGTTGACACCTATGGACGTGGCCCATATGATGATCCTTCTGAAGGTGGCCAGGCTCATGCACTCAGGCACCGACGACTGCTACGTGGATATTTGCGGATATGCTGCTCTGGCAGCAGAGATGGATAAGGAGTATGCTAGGTAATGGAAACAACTTCTAAGGCCAGCAAGACGCACCAACCGTGCGAAGATTGCGGCTCTTCTGACGCACTGGCAGAGTACGACGACGGACACACCTATTGCTTCAGTTGCAACCAGCACCGGAAAGAGATTGATAACGTGTCGAACATTGAGGACTACAAGAAGCCAGAGCCTGATACACGGTGGCAAGACCGGAAGATCGGCGGGGCGATTGCTGAGTTCTACGAGGTAAAGGTCCAAGATGATATTGTCTATTTTCCCTACTTCTCAGACGGAGTTCTGAAGGCCAGCAAGCTGCGTATGCCGGGGAAGGAACACAAGACCGAAGGCGAGTTCAGCAAGTGCGACTTGTTTGGTACGCACACCCTTACCAAAGCTGCTCCGCAACGCTCCAAGACGATCATCATCACCGAAGGCGAGGCAGATGCTCTGGCAGCGTTCCAGATGGCCAACCGTATCCCTCTAGGCTCCACCAAGGTCAGCGACAGCCCCAAGAGTACTCTGGTGCCTGTCCTGAGCATCAAGAGCGGAGCAGCCAGTGCAGAGCGTGACTTCAAGAAAAACCTGGAATTGCTCGAACGCTACGAGCGTGTCTTCATCTGCTTCGACAACGACACTCCGGGCCGCACCGCCGCAGAGAAGTGTGCCAAGCTGCTGTCTCCGGGCAAAGCCTACGTGGTCAACCTAGAGTACAAGGATGCTTGTGAGTACACCAAGCGTGGGCTTGGCAACGAGTTTCTTGCCCACCTGAAGGACACCGACTCCTACACCCCGTCGGGTATCCACAACGGTGCGGACAACTTTGACCGCCTGTGGGACGAGCAGAACATCAAGAGCCTAGCTTTCCCGTTCCCCGACCTTCAGGAGAAGACGCTGGGTACTCGCGGTAGGGAGATCATCACTTGGGCTGCAGGCACAGGCGTAGGTAAGTCCAGCATCCTGCGGGAGCTACAGCACTACTACATCAAGAACACCGACCTGAACATTGGCATCATCGCCCTTGAAGAGAGCGTGGACCGTACTCGCAGAGGAATCTTGGCTGTAGAGGCCAACCTTCCGCTGCATCTTAACGAAGTATTCAGCAAGTATCCTAAAGAAAAAGTCAAAGAACATTTTGCGAATACTCTAGGCACTGGACGTGTTTACTTGTATGACCATTTTGGCAGCATGAACACAGACGACCTGCTCTCTCGTGTCCGTTTCATGGTGCAGGGCTTGGACTGCAAGGTGATCTTCATCGACCACCTGAGCATCCTTGTCTCAGGGCTGGAGATCATGGACGAACGCAAGGCCATTGACCGCACCATGACACTGCTGCGACAGTTGACCGAAGAGACCGGATGCACTCTGCACCTTGTCACTCACCTGCGCCGACTAGGATCAGACCGGTCGCACGAAGAAGGTATGGAGATTAACCTGGGTCATCTCAGAGGCTCTCACGGTATTGCACAGATCAGTGACACTGTGGTAGCTTTGGAACGTGACACCCAGAGTGACGACCCCGTGGTCAGCAACACAACGACGCTGCGGGTATTGAAGTGTCGCTACACAGGCGACGTAGGTCTTGCTGGTAGACTGTTCTACGAGAAGAAGACCGGACGTATGACAACCATCGAACAGGAGTTCTGATATGAGCGAAGATAACGTCAATATACAGTTTGAAGCAGAGATACAATGGGATGGTGAGAAGGTGACGGCAGAGGAATTTATTATGCGTCTCAGACCGTTAATTGTAGAACCTGTTGAAAGCATGGCTGAGTACGAAGGCGATATGTGGATGTCTGACTACCGAAAGCTCGTCGATGCCGCGTGGAAGTTAAACTCTTTTGCTACGCGCATGTCTTGGAAAAACGGAAAAGAGTACAACAAGAAAGATTATTTAGATGGCGAAGAAAAGTAAGCAGGGAGCTAACTCCTACAACCCAGTTCCTAAGACAAAGCGTAGGAATAAACTTTCCCCGCGCAACCACACAAAACGCCTGAACAAACGTTCCCCATATTCAGGCTCAATGTCAAAGAAGAGAGGTCAAGGCTGATGGAGGTTAAACTCATAGACCACATGGGTTCAGACTTGTCTGTGGTTAACGCAGCCAGGGTCAGCTTTGGCAAGGTGAGTAAAAAGCTTTCTCAGAAGGATGAGAAGCTCATAGCTTATTTGGCCAAGCACAACCACTGGACACCCTTTGGCCATACGTCGATCACCTTCCACGTTAAGGCCCCCATCTTTGTTGCCAGACAGTTGGCAAAGCATCAGGTTGGACTTGTCTGGAACGAGGTCAGTAGACGCTATGTTTCTGACAGACCAGAAGCTTGGATTACTGATCTCTGGAGGCAGCAGAGCGACGATAAGAAGCAAGGCTCAGAAAGCTTTGGTGTGATTTCTCAAGGCATCGTGGAGGACATCTACGCCTCTGCTATCTCGCACTCTATCGATGCGTATAATAGGCTGCTTAAACTCAAGGTTTGCGAGGAGCAAGCCAGAGCAGTTCTGCCCCAGTCCATGTACACAGAATGGTACTGGACCGGCTCTGTGGCAGCGTTTGCCAGAGTGTGTAAACTGAGACTAGAAGAGACGGCTCAGGAAGAAACACGAGAAGTAGCTGTTGCAATCTCAGACCACTGTGATAAACTGTTTCCAGTAAGCTGGAGAGGACTGAGTTGTTAAACACTCTTGTGATAGACATTGAGACTGACGGGCTGGACTACTCTGTGATCCATTGCCTAGTCACTCTCGATGTGGACAACAACATTGTCAAAACGTTTCTAAGCTCTGACGGAGTGCAGGAATATTTTAACAACTTTGACAAGATTGTTGCTCACAATGGCTCGGCCTTTGACTTCCCTGCGTTGCGTAAACTATGGGGAGTAGAGGTTCCTATCGCCAAGCAGACGGACAGCCTGATCCTGTCTCGCATGGCAAAGCCCGATAGGGAAAAGGGCCACGGCTTGAAGGCATGGGGAGAACGTCTAAATTTTCTCAAGGGTTCCTACGAGGAGTCTTGGGAGAAGCTCACAGATGAGATGATAGCCTACTGTGAGCAAGACGTTCTCCTCTGCGCGAAGGTCTACGAGATCGTCTGCGAAGAGACCAAGGATTTTTCAGAGAAGTCTATAGCAGACGAACACCGTATGCAGCGTTTGGCCACGCACGTTGAAGAGAACGGTTTTGCGTTTGACAAGAAGCTGGCGCACAAGATGTACTCCAAGCTCTTAGCGGAGCAGGAGGAGATCGTTATACAGATGCAGGACACCTTTGAACCAGAGGTGATCCAGCTAAAGACCAAGACCAAGCTGAAGCCGTTTAATCCAGCCAGCCGCAAGCAGATCGGGGAGAGGCTGATTGAAAAGGGCTGGAAGCCTAGGCAGCTTACGCCAACCGGACTGCCAAAGGTAGACGAGACCACTCTGGAAGACTGTGATATACCAGAGGCTCAGATACTAGCCAGATACTTTATGCTGCAGAAACGCACTGCCATGATTGATTCCTGGCTGAAGTCGTGCGGGGAAGCTGACCGCGTACACTGCCAGTACAGAACCTTGGGTGCTATCACTAACCGTATGTCGTGCAGCAACCCCAACCTGCAGCAGATACCGTCTCTGCGTAAGCCGTTTGGTCTAGAGTGCCGACAGATGTGGTGTGCAGACTACGGTAACGTGTTGGTAGACACCGACGCTGCTGGGCTGGAGCTTCGAGTTCTGGCGCACTACATGAACGACCCAGACTACACAAAAGAAATACTGGACGGCGATATACACACTGCCAATCAGAAGATGGCTGGCTTGGAGACCAGAGATCAAGCCAAGACGTTCATCTACGCTCTGTTGTATGGTGCAGGTGACGCTAAGATTGGCTCAGTGGTTAACGGTACTGCCAAGGACGGTAGGGATTTGCGAGAGCGTTTCTTGTCTAATCTCCCGTCGTTCTCCAGACTGCGGGAAGCGGTGGTACACAAGGGAACATCAGAAGGGCGCTTGAGAGCAATAGATGGCCGACAACTTGTGGTGAGACACCCACACGCTAGCATCAATACGCTCATTCAAGGCTCTTCTGCTGTGCTTATGAAGAAGTGGTTTATGAACACAGCCGCTAACTTGAAAGCCAAGAAAACCGGCGCAAAGCTGGTAGCAATGGTACACGACGAGATGGTGATAGAATGTGTAAAAGAAAACGTTGACTCTGTATCTGACTGTGTTAAAATAGCTATATCACAGGTCAACCAAGAGTATAACCTACGCTGCAAGTTAGACTGTGACGTACAAACTGGAAACAACTGGAGTGAGATTCACTAATGGCTAATTCCTATATCGAAGGCAATCTTTACTACACGTACTTGTTCGACCAGAAGGACAAGTATGACCGCTATTCCTGCGCCGTTGCTCTTGAGGGAGACCAGGTGAAGAAGGCAAAGTCTCTTAACCTGACGGTAAAGCAGGACGATTCAAAGTACAACGGCTTGGCCTATGTGCAGTTGAAGAGCAACTACCCGCCAGCCCTCTATAACAAAGATGGTTCAGAATACGACGGTCCCAAGGCTTTGGCTGAAGGTACTACGGGAGTTGTTAAGCTTAGTCAGCGGCCCTACAATAACAAGTATGGCAGCGGTGTGACCACCTATATCGAAGGTGTTAAGTTCACAAACGTTGTGGAATATAAGGCTGCCAATGCTGCGTTTGACGACGAAAGCTCTGACGACTTCTCTAATGCTGAAGAAGTAGAAGAGTTTTAAGTGTCGGACTACGGACACTGGGATGTGAGTCTGGTAGGCAACTTTAACCCTAATGCCCATTTGGGGTTTGTCTACCAGATCACTCGCATCGACACCGGCAAGGCTTACATAGGCTGTAAGCATCTCTGGAAGTTCAAGAAGGGCAGTCGCAAGCGTGTGAAAGCAAGCGAGTGGCGCACCTACTGTAGCAGTAGTTCTTATTTAGTACCGGAAATAAAAGAGCTAGGTAAAGACAAGTTTAAGTTTGAAATACTTATGCTCTGCGACAATAAAAGAAATCTGTACTATAATGAAATGAAGTTACAGGTAGAACTCGGTGTCCTGGAAAGCGACAATTACTACAATGCCAATGTGGGCGGGATGCGTTTCTACAGACCTGTGAAGAGTTACATTAGTGAAGAACTCAGGGACAAGTTTAGAGGAACCAACAACCCCGCCTACAGAGGCACCTTCTATGTTTTTAGAAACGACAGTAGCATCGTTGAAGAGGTCATAGACACGACCATGAAACAATGGTGCAAAGAGAACGGTTACGATCATAGGCGTATCTCTGACTTACGTAATGGAAAACAGAAAAGACACAAAGACATTATAAAGGTGGAGTATGCAAATGAGCGAGAAGAAGATTGAAACCCTAGTTCCTGACATTTACGACCTGCTGGACAAAGGCAAGAAGGAGCCTGACAAAGCCGCGCTGTTTGAGATGGCCTACACAATGATGGAGGTTGTCCGTAAACAACTTTGGTTCTCCACTGCAGAGCGTAAACCAGCACTGCGTATGTCGAACCTAGGCAAGCCCTGTGACCGTGCTCTGTGGATGGACATCAAGGGTGACCACGAGCCTGAGCCTCTTACGCCTGAGACACGTCTGAAGTTTCTCTTTGGCGACTTGGTAGAGGCCTTGGTGCTGTACCTGGCCAAAGAAGCTGGACATAAAGTCGAGCACCAACAGAAGCGTATCGAAGTTGACGGCATTGTCGGACACATTGACGCTGTGATCGACGGGCATCTTGTCGATGTAAAGTCAGCTTCCAGCTTTGCCATGAAGAAGTTCAAAAACGGTACACTGCCTGACGACGATGCTTTCGGTTATATCTCCCAGATTAGCGGCTATGCTAACGCCATGGGCAAGAAGAGCGGTACGTTCTTAGCCATGGACAAGAGCGGTGGAGAGCTTGCTACCTACACGCACAAAGACCTAGAGGACACGTCTGCCAGGATCAAGCACGTTAAGGCAATGCTGGAGTTAGACACACCGCCAGACCGTCCCTTTAAGGAGGTTGACGACAAGCCCTCAGGCCGTAAGAAACTAGATATAAACTGTTCTTATTGTCCCCATAAACAAGTTTGCTGGGCAGATAAAGGACTGGACCTGAAGTTCAGATCGGGTCGCCCAGTCTTCTTGGTGGGGGACGAAGGCAAGACAAAAGAAGAGATCGAGCATGGTTTCTGAAAATGTTCTGAAAGACTTGTCAGAGACATACAGTCCAGAGGAGATACTTGAAATCCTTGGGCTTGATAACTTTGACCTAGTCGTTCTACTCTATGATAAAATAGAAGAAAACCTACACAACTTCCAACTAAGGCCGGTAGACACTTATGACGTATAACTCAAACTTGCTTCCTACTCAGTACCAGAACTTTATCGCACTGTCCCGCTATGCGCGTTGGCTACCGGAAGAAGGCCGTCGAGAGACTTGGTCAGAGACGGTGGACCGATACGTGGATAACGTAGTGGCACCTTGCATCGACGACACCGAAGTTATCGAAGAACTGCGCGATGCTATCTTGTCTCTGTCTGTCATGCCCAGTATGCGTATGCTTATGACCGCTGGACCTGCGCTGCAGCGAGACAACACCGCTGGCTACAACTGTAGCTACATTGCCGTCGATGACGTAAAGGCTTTTGACGAAGCCATGATGATCCTGCTCTGCGGTACAGGCGTGGGCTTCTCTGTCGAGCGTCAGCACATTGCAAAGCTGCCGGAGGTTCCTGACCAGTTGTTCTACTCGAACGATGTAATCGTGGTGCATGACTCAAAGGAGGGCTGGGCCAAGGCGTACCGCAAGCTGATTGCTATGCTATACGCTGGCGAGATTCCCAAGTGGGACGTGTCCAAGGTTCGCCCTGCTGGTGCAAAGCTGAAGACCTTTGGAGGTCGGGCCAGTGGACCTGAGCCTCTTATTGATTTGTTTAACTTTTCGATCAATGTGTTCAAAGGTGCCGTAGGTCGTCGTCTGAACAGCATCGAATGTCACGACATCATGTGCAAAATCGGGGACATCGTCGTGGTCGGTGGTGTCCGACGCTCTGCTATGATTAGCCTGTCCAATTTGTCAGACGACCGTATGCGCCATGCCAAGAGTGGACAATGGTGGGAAGCTAACCCGCAACGAGCACTGGCTAACAACTCCGTGGTCTACACAGAAAAGCCGGATGTTGAGTCGTTCCTCCGTGAATGGACAGCACTGGTCGAGTCCAAGTCTGGAGAGCGTGGCATCTTTGCTAGGTATGCAGCAGACAAACACGTAGAAAATAACGGTCGTCGCAAGACTGGCTACGAGTGGGGAACCAATCCCTGTTCTGAGATCATCCTGCGTAACAACCAGTTCTGTAACCTGACAGAGGTTGTTGTACGCTCTACTGACACCTTTGCCACACTGCAGAACAAGGTGCGCTTGGCCACTATCCTGGGTACTATTCAGTCTACCTATACGAAGTTTCCGTACCTTCGCAAGGTCTGGGCCAAGAACACTGAGGAGGAGCGTCTTCTGGGAGTTAGCCTGACAGGCATCATGGACTGTGAGATCACTGCTGCACCAGAGCCTGAGTTTCTGGAAGAGCTTCGCAATATTTCTGTAGACACAAACAAGGAATGGGCAGACAAGCTGGGCATCCCTCAGTCCGCTGCTATCACCTGTGTGAAGCCGTCTGGTACTGTGTCACAGTTGGTCGATGCTGGTTCAGGTATCCACGCTAGGCATAGCCCCTACTACATCCGCACGGTACGTGGAGACGTGAAAGACCCGCTGACTCAGCTTATGATCGACGAAGGTGTGCCAGCAGAGCCAGAGGTGTTTCACCCTGACTCAACGATGGTCTTCTCGTTCCCTGTGAAGTCTCCTGACAACGCTGTTACACGCAACGATATGACAGCGTTGGAACAGCTTGAAGTCTGGAAGCTCTACGCTGTGAACTGGTGTGAGCACAAGCCGTCGGTTACGATCAGCGTACGGGACGATGAGTGGCTAGAGGTAGGAGCCTGGGTATACAAGAACTTTGACCTGTGCAGCGGCATCAGCTTCCTGCCTCACTCTGACCATACCTACCAGCAAGCTCCGTATCAAGATTGCGACGAAGAGACATATGAAGAGCTTCTCTCCCGTATGCCTGCGTCAATCGACTGGTCACGCTTGGGCGAGTATGAACAAGAAGATAACACCGCTGGTTCCCAGACACTTGCTTGTGTCGGAGGAGTTTGTGAAGTTGTCGATCTCAACTAGTAAAAAATGTAAAGGTGTTTGTAAGCTAGACCTAGACCACGTCTATTGTATAGGTTGCGGTAGAACAGTAGAGGAAATAAAACTAGCTTATGAAAAGAAAAAGCAGGAAAGAGAGTTCCAGATATACTGGTCTCGCCTTCCTGCTTAGGTTGGACGCTAAATAGTCCCGTGGGGAGCCAGGGTTAGCTCCCCTTTTTTATTCTTGCCCAGTCTGATTATACGGCGACGTAGGGTCATATAGAACTTGACGCATATCGAAGTCCGATAGGTCTTTGGCTCCGGGAAGACCAGTCCGCTTTGTATATTCTTGCTCAAGCTCTAACCGTTTTTGCCTCGACAGCGCATTTTCTATCATTTTGTTAATACGTTCGTCATCTGCTGCT